TGAGCGTAATATTTAGGAACTCCTGTAGTAGAAGAGTCTGGTGTATAAGTTTGAATAAAATCTAAATCTTTAAATAACAAAAATTCTATATTACTACTATTTGTTATACTCAAAGAATAAGGTGCTATAAAATCAGAAGGACAAGCAAGAAATTTATTTCCAGAAGTCATAGCTCCAGAAGCATTTTTCTTAAAATAATTTAATTGTACAGATTTAAATATTCTTTCTTCTGCCAATCTTATAAAAGTATTAAGATTAGAAACAAAGTTAGTTTCATCATTTTGTGTATAATCTTGTATAGCTGATTTTAAAGTAGCAAGAGTAAAGCTCATGATGTTGTCACCGTAACTTCCCCTACTTTAGAAATACCTCGTATTAAAGTAGCATTAGGAGTTTCCACTGTGTCTTTGTTTACGAAAACTTTCAGTGTCTCTCTAGTGTCTGGTCTTGGCTCTCGTAAAGATTCTGGATCAGCAGGTTGTTTTTTTGGATGAAGTTGAGGATGTTTTTCTTCAAATTCATCTGGACCTACAATCAAACCATTCCATTCCTTCTTCATATCCCTTAATCTGTATCTAAATCCAGATCTATCTGATATACCAAAAGCATTTTTATTAGAAGCATATCGTGTCATTATAACCTCAAATACTGCATATCAGGTTGTAGTTTTAAAGAAACTCGATCATCATCCTCTGCTGCGGCTCTTTGAAACTCTTCTTCATATACTGTTTTCAATAACTGAACTCTTTCTGGAGATCGTTTCATTGAAATATAATAAGCCAAACCTGCAACTAAACAAGGGTAAAAACGAAAAGGTAAATCTAATGTGTTTACTTGTGTATCCGCATCATCCATTCTGGTAATGGCATCATAAATAATTGTGTCTGTACTATTTTCTGGAATAGGCCATATTTTTAAATTAGGTGTTAACTGTCTGTCTAAAAAATATTGTGTGGGTCTTCCTTGTGTTGTTTTAGTAGGAATAGCTAAAAAAGCATCTCTACTTATCCTTTGCATGGTTAAATCTGTACCACTTCTTCTTACAACAGCAGATAGTACATCAATAACATCTGTACCCAAATCATATTCACCATCAGCTAAAGTTAAACTTAATGTTCTTTGTTTGATTGTCCATTGATTTAAACCTCTGTTCGCCCATTCTGCTAATAAAAGATTTAAAGATCTTTTGGCACTTTTTAAATCATACCCTGTCCGAACCTCTATACCACAACGTTCATAAGCTTCTTCGATATATTCTGCTACATCTAATTCAAAATCTTTGCTTCCAGAAACTGCCATTACTTACCAGCTTTCTTTTTTACCTTCTTCTTTTTCTTCTTTAAAGGAGGTTTTGATATTTGTTTCTTCATCTGTAATCTTGAAATCACCATAAGAGTTTTTCCTTTGTATAAAATCTTCCCACAGAGGTGTTAGCATTTCATGGTTTGCGCTTACTTGGACAGCCATAACTTCTGTTCTTTTATCTACAGAAATTAAAGTTGCGACTATCCAAGCAATCGCACCAAAACTACACGATATTGTTACACCTACAATAATCTCTTTTGTCATGATCAATAGTTCTTACGCATGGCTAAGATAACAGTGTATGTATCTGTATTATCGTGACCAACTGTTGTAAACTGAATATCTCCAGTTTTACCACTACCAGCATTATTTGGTAATCCACCAAAACTTCTATAATCGTGGTGTCCACTTTGATTTTCACCAAGTTGTATAGCTAAAACGTCAGAAGTAGCATCAAAAAAGATACTTACTTTCATTCCAGTACACTGCCACCAGATTTGTTGAATAGAAACTCCAGTACAAGTTGCTCCATCCGTGCCTTTTGATAATGCACTAACATCAACTTTAGTAACGGCACTCTCTCCAGTGCCATCACTGATATTAGTAAATTTCATCACGACTTCTTTGGGACCATCTAGGATTGTTTGACTTGCAACTGCATCAGCCATATTTTTCTCCTATTAATTAAGCTTCATACCCAAAAAGTTCTATGAGTAACTTTCCTGCTGTGTAATCTGCATCTGTTGTTGAACCTAGAGTTAGATATAAAAACTCATCTGCTGCTGGTACGGCTGAAAATATGACAACAGTACCTAGTGCAAGATCTCCTGAGTTTACTAGTAGAGTTTCTGTTAAATCAGAAATCGCTCCATCTTCAACACCAGTTCCCTCTGTAGCAGAGTGTACGTTGATATCTGGATCACCACCCGTAGGAGCTTCAAAACAAGTCATTCTACCCGCAAGTATTGTACCATTTCTAGCTGCCGTGATCTGTCCTATGTGACATACGTTAGATGTTCCATCTACACCGATAATATCACCATTTGCTGTTGATCTAAGACCTGTTAAATCAATAAGAATACTAGTCTTGATGATACCACCTTCTCTAATTACAGAGCTTCTGTAAATGGTTCCAGTTCCACCAGTAATACCAGTTCCGGCTTCAGTAGCCATTGTATTAGCATCTAAAGAAGTAAATCCCGCAGAGCTAATAGACATTTGTGTGGTTTCAGTACCCGTTGATGCTGCTGTAGCTATTGAACTATAACCACCTTCAGAACGTAAAGTACCTTTAAAAGTTGTATTTGCCATTTATTTTCTCCTGTCTTTAAACGTCAGTTACACAATGTAACTGTCAGGCATTAACAGTATAGGATAGTTTCTAAAAAAAAGAAAGGGGCGATTATTCGCCCCTTGAAGTTGGAGGCGATTATTCGCCCCTTGGAGTTGTAGGCATATTATGCCCCAGGTGAACCGAAAACGCAACGAGGATCTGAAAAACCAAAAGAATATCTTTCTCTGGCTTTATATCTCATGTTTCCAGTATCAAAATCAGCTTCCATTTGTGTAGCTAATGGAACTCTCTCAAAATGTAAGAAACCTCTAGGAGTATCTGTCATAATGAAGAAAGCATCTGTGTCTGTTAAAAAGTCATTAACAGCATAGCCTTCTGGAAGCATTCCCATGGAACGTATAGCATTCACATCATTGTCTGCTGTTCCTGATCGTAGTGTGGAACTCATTAATCTTTCCGCAACAAATTGTAACTGTCTTGGAATAATTAATTTTGTACCACGAAGAGCTACTTTCATTCCACGCTCATCAACAAAACCTGCAATGTTAATTAAAGAATCTTCAAGAGAAGTTTCGTTAAGATCTGCTGCAGTTGATGGTTCGTTAGCAAACGTACCACCACTTGTTAGTGGGTGATCGGTAGCACACAATGCTTTTCCATCACCACCGGCTGAAGCACCTGCGGTAAAAGCATTATTTAAGACAGCAGCTGCCTTAACTTGTTTTGTGTGTGCCATGGAGCGAGCTAATGCTCTTGTGTATCTTGAAGATAGTCTATCATAGAGATTATCTTCCACTGCTTCTTCTGTAATAGAGAAAGCAAGTGCGATAGTCTCATGATTATATCTTGCTGTAAATGCTTCGTTAGCATCGTCAAAAGATACAGCGGAACCTTCCGACTTGGTCGGTGCTGCTCCAAAACCAGAAAGCATTACTTCTTCTTCAAAGGAACGATCCGATGTTTCAGTTGTAAAAATTTCTGAGTGTTGATTTTCATACCTAGCGTACTCCATGCCAAATAAGGCATTAAGACCAGGCTCTAGTTCTTTAGCTAATTGCGCTCTTGATATAGCCATTATTTAGTCTCCTATACGCCTGTCGTAGAAACAGTTCCACCAGCAATAGCACCATTCGGTGAATTGAAGTGGTTGTTTAAACGAACAATTAAAGGGATACCAGCTGCACTAAAATCAGCATTTTCTGGATCATCTTGCCAACCCATAATACGTAAATTTAACGTATTAGTAGTATTTACTGTGCTTACCGCTAGTGTAGCACTTGAAATACCAGTGGTTGTTGAACCAGAAGTTCCTGAAGCGAAGTTGGCGTTTGCAAACCTGTGAGCTAAAGCAGTAGCTTTATTTGTCAAAGATGCGTCTGATGCAATTACATATAACTGCATGGGATCATCATGAACAAAAGCTTTCACAGGAAAGTTTGAATCTGCACCTGAACCAGGCCAGTAATTTGAAAACACAGTTTCTCCAGTAGTTGAGGAAACATACTCACAACCAGCAAAAGCACCTAACAGACCCACAGTTCCACCTGCTGCCGCACCTACAATGTCAATAAAACCTGTAGATAAAGGGATAACAGGTGATCCTTGATAGATCACATTAGAGTTACCATTTGCAATTTCGTAGAGAGTATAACCAGACATACCAGTAGAATTCGTGTTTTGTCCTAGCTTACCGATAGGACGTAACCCGAAGGCTCCATTTATGTTTGCCATTTTTATCTCCTATAGCAAAAATTACAATTACTTGGAGTCATCCTTAGAACGACCACCAAATGTTACACGACTTTGCCGACTATTCTCAATCGGCATTGAAGGATGTTGTTCCTTCATTAAGTCCTGATCTACAGCTTTCATTTGGTCACGGGTACGATCCCGGTAATATGCGTTTCTCTCTTCTGCTGTTTCTTCAGGTATTCTGGCAAGCATAAGCCCGCCATTTCCAATGACTCCTGCGTGTTTCCCATCTTCGATGGT